GATGACATCCCGACCTTCCAACCGTCATGGGGGAGTAAATTATTCTGCCCTTAATAAAAAGGATGGTTCGAGAGAAATATTCGTTCCACAAGAAGGTAAGATGTTTTTACAAATGGATTACGATGCGTACCATGTTCGTTTGATTGGTAAGTTGATTAAATATGATTTACCAACAACATCGGTTCACCAATGGTTAGCAGACCAATATGGTTGTTCGTATGATGAATCCAAAGGAAGAACATTCCGAATCCTTTATGGGGGTGTGAGTGATGAGGATAGGAAAATACCATTTTTCCAAAAGGTAGATGAATTTATCCAAAAGTTACAAATATCATCTATTGAGAGAGGATACCTAACAACACCTAAAGGAAGAAGAATACCTTTGGGGTGGATTGAACAACCTACTGCACAAAAATATTTCAATTATCTTCTTCAAGCGACTGAAACTGAGTTTAATATTGAGGTAATGAAAAAGTTGAAGGAGGGTAGACTTCCCCTTCCATTACTTTATACCTATGATTCATTTTTATTTCAATTTGATTCATCTGAGGTGGAAACTATTAAGGGTGTTAAATCCGTTCTCGAATCTTTTGGGTTTCCAATTAAGGCTTCTTGGGGTATGGATTACTCGAAAGTTTAATATTTATATACTAAGGAGAAATATTATTATGAAAAAGTTTTTATTGATGCCATTTTTGGCCGTTATTCTATTTGGTTGTACGATAGAAGATATCGACGCTCAAGTTCCAAAAAGACCAAATGTTTATATAGAAAATCAAGTTTTTAAAGTTTGGTATAATGAGGTATATGAACAACCTATAAAGTTGATTTATACATCAACTAACCGACCAAAAGGAGTAGATAGAGGTTCAATGGATTTCCACACCGAAAAGGATGTTCATACTTCGGATAAAAATGATTATTATAGAAATATCTACGATAAAGGACATCTTGCTCCAGCAGCAACTTATTCTGATACACAAGAAAATCTTTATACAACATTCTCTTATTTAAATTGTGCGTTACAAGACCAATATATGAATAGAGGTGAGTGGAGATTATTGGAAGAACAAGAAAGAGTTTGGGATGATAATGAAAATTTAACAGTAACAGTTGAATTAGTATTCAACCCAAACCATAAAGTTTTATCTACTGGAGGGCATGTTCCTGATAATATGGTAAAACATATTTATTTTGAAAAATCCAAAAAATGGATGTGTTATGATTTTCCAAATGTAAAACCAACAAAAGGCTGGGAAGAACACCAGGTAAAACACACTCATTAATTATGGCAATCAAATTATCAAACGCGTTTATTACTAAACTTCAAATGACAAGTGGAAACTTGAATATATTTGAAGATTTTGCTGGAACTGCTGGAATCATTAGTGGTTCTAATTTAGGTGGTTCATCTTTTACCTTACTTGCTAAATTAGATGCAAGTGATGCTTCATCTTATGGTGGAAGTGGTACAACTTGGACCGATTTAATTGGTTCTAATGATGGAGCTTTACAAGCAGGAAGTGGAACTTTAACGTATTCTAATTCTAACCCCGATTACTTTGATTTAAGTGGTGGAACGAATACACGAATTGTAGTTTCAAATTCATCAGATATAAACTTATCAACTTCAACTTCTAAAGCATACTCTGCTTGGATTAAAGCAGATGCAGTTGGATTTATGTCATTCTCACGAGTAATATTTAGTAAACAAAGTGGTAACCCTGCTGGTGATGGATTTAGAATGGATATTAACTCATCTAACCAATTGGGTGCTAGAGTAACATCTGATAATGGTTCAACTACCAAATACATTTCAGGTATTGGTGCAACTATTTCGACTGGTACTTGGTATTTAGTAACCCTACTTGCACAAGTTTCCTCAGCAGCAGATACCTTTAAATTATTTATCAACTCTACCGAAGTTGGTTCAACAAATGGTGGTGGTTCAAGTGTAAATGATACCAACGATTTGTATGTTGGAAACTACCATCTTGGATTACAAGGTGCACAGGCATTTGATGGTAAGATTTCTCAAGTATATGTTCATAGTGGATTTACTGCAAGTGATGTTACAACTTTATTTGACAATACTAAATCCGCGTTCGGATATTAATTATGAAAACTTGGAAAGAATTTCTTAACGAAAAATCAGATGGTAAAAAATCTTATAGTGAACTTACACGAGATTACTATTTGTACATGCAACAAGAAGAGATTGCAGTTGTATTACCTGATTATGGATTTTTGTTAAGTTTTTATAATTATGTAAAGGGTGGAGGGAATTTAGAAGTTCAAAATGAACCAATCCAACCATTGGAAGGGTTTTTATTACAAGAAAATGGAGATTATCTTCTTCAAGAAAATGGAGATAGATTTTACTTATAATGGCAAATAAAAGAATTACAGAATTAAACCTTCATACATCACTTCAGTTGAGTGATGTTATTGCTATTGTCAATAGTAGTGAAACTAAAAAAACCACTTATGGTAGTTTGTATAATGGTATTCGAGATGGTTTAGTTAGTGGTTCTTCTCAAGTACAAATCGGTTCAGTAACTGGTTTCTCTTCTTACTCATCTTCAGTTGCTGCAAATGATGTTGAATTATTCGCTACTGCTTCTGACCATGAAACTCGTGTAGATGCTTTGGAAGCTTTCTCATCTTCATTAGATGGTGAATTTGTTAATAATGCTGAATTAGCTGCAGCAACTGCTGGTTTAGAAACCACTATTGATAACTTAACTACTGATAATATTGATGAAGGTGATAACCTTTACTATGAGGATTATAGAGTAAAATATAAATTAAATGTTGAGGGTGTAATTTCAGGTTCTTCTCAAATCATTTTAGGTGATGTAACAAATTTTACATCATATTCATCTTCGGTAGATTCTATTCTTACAAATCTTATAAATGCAACAAGTTCTTACTTAACTTCAGAAACAGATTCACAAACACTTTCTATTGTTGGTGACCAACTTTCTATATCAAATGGAAATACTGTATCTGTACCATCAACCGATATATCATCATTAAACTCATTCACTTCATCTTATTTCATAGATTCATCTTCATTTGATACACGATTACTAACCGAACAAGGTAGAATAGATACTATATTAGATGGTGCAAATGCAGATTATGACCAATTTGTAGAAATAGTAAATTTAATAAATTCAGTTGATACAACAAATGATAATGCATTCGCTTCATTTTACACATCAAGTAATAATGAATTTCTTTCATTACAACAAGCAACTGCATCTATACAAAATGATTTAACAAACATATCAGCTTCATTTGATACAACAATAGGTTCTTTAACTTTTGACCAACTTGCGGATGTACAAGATTATACTGCATCTGAAATACCAAATGGATATTTACCCGTTTGGAATAGTAGTTCTGAAGAATGGAGACCAGGTAGACCAGATTTCGAACAAGGTAAAACTCGTTTGTTTGTTGCAGCTGCCAGAAGTAATACTGCATCATTTTTCTTTAACTCACAAACAAGAACATCCGATACATCAGCATCCCCTGCACCCGATTCTGCTTTTATGTTAGTTTCAAGTGATTTGGATACCATTATTGTTCATTTAAGAAGTGATACAAGTGTGAATGTAACGATAGATATATTTAAGAACGCAGATGGAGTTGCGTTTAGTAGTGCAACTTCTACCGTAACACCGGTAACTCGTACTTTAACCGCAAATACAATTACAAGTACTACATTTAGTGGTGTAACTATAAATCAATTTGATTCAATACACATTAAAGTAACCCCAACTGGTGGTGGAAACTTTTATGGAATCGTAGAAATCATATAAAAGAAATGAATTATAAAGAACTCATAGACGAATTATTACAAGAACTTTCTTATAGAGTGGGTATCGTGGATATCTACAATAAGGAACAACAATCCCTTATATCTGAAATTCTTACCGAATGGGGTGAGATTGATGCTAAATATATTATATTAGATTACCTTACTGAAGCGGGTAAAACTCCTGATATGAATAAGAAAAAAGCAGATACTGAAGGTGATAATAAAGATTATGAACACCTCGGTGCTGGTATTTATGTTCGTAGTGGCGATGCTGGTCCTGATGGTAAAGCCAAAGATGGGGCTCAAAAGTATAAAGATGAAAACGGTACAATGAGAGCAATATCCGATGATGAGGCTGCAAAAATAAAACAATCACAAGGAGAAAAAGGTGAAAAGGCAGCAGCTGCTAAAAATGCCCAAACTGCTTCACAAGCTGCAGCAGGTGGTGGAGAAGGGGAAGTGAAAACCGGAACTTCATTAAATACACCCGAGTATCAAGGTCAAGTAAAAAAAGAGAAAAAAATTCAAAAACAAATTGATGCTGAAAAAAATGGAACTTCAAATTCCAATAATAAAACCGATAAAACTTTAAGTAAACAACAACAAAAAGATTTAGATGATATGAAATCTAAATCTGAAAATTGGAATGATGAACTAAATGATTCTCAGCAAAAACTTTTAGATGAGTCATTTTATCACATTGAAATAATTTTATCAGATGATGGAACTGATGAAGAAAAAAAAGAATCTGCCGAATGGTTACAACAAAATGTAGGATTTGCAACTAATGCAGATAAAAGTAAGGCATATTTAAATAAATTTGGTGGATTACGAAAAATACTTTCAAATATGGCCAAAGCAGGGTCATCTTCAACTAAACGATTGGTTGCAGAAGTAGAAAAGCATGTAACTCTCAAAGAATTTAATGCCGGTGGTGTAAAGAAAAAATTGACAGCAGCTGCTAAACCTGATTTAGGAAAAGAAAATGAATTTTCGCCTAAGAAAAATCCAAATGTAGATACATTCTTTAGAAACCACCCACAACTTTCTAAAGTTAGAGAAGGATTGTGGGGATTATTTGGTGTAAAAGATGAAAACGGTAAAATGAAAATGCCGTCCAATCAACACCCGCGTGAATATTTAGAACAAAGTTTTAATAACCCTGCATTGACAAGAACTATTGAAGCAGCTAAAGAATTTGCAAAGAATGGAGATTTAGACCCAAAATTTGTTTCTGCACTTGAAAAACACAAAGATAGAATATCAAAAATTACACAAGAATACGAAATACCAAGTGAAGAAGCTGCTACTGCTATAGAAAACTCATATAATCAAATGATGACAGAACTTCATGAAGCAGACTCAGATGCAGCATCAGCAGTTTTAAAACAACTTGCAGAAAACTTCCTATATGAAGTGGAACTTGCACGAGGTGAGGAAGTTTATTTACCATCAAACGGTTCTTTTCCAGGTGGTGATAAGATAAAAGTGGATAGTCTTGAAAGAGTTTCTCTTGTTAGTTGTAAGTGGGGTAAATCTGGTAGAACATATGGTTGTCCTGCAAATGCAAAGGCAGTTACAAGTTTACATCCCGATGAAAGTAAAAGAGAAAATCAAGGACAATATGTTGGTGAAGATGGATATACTCTTTTGGTAAATGATAACCTTATAAAAGGAGAAACAACACTAGAAACCCAACAAAAAACTTCAAAGTTTATGAAAGATACTTTGAGAGAGATTGGGTTAGATGGAATATTTACAAATGAAGAATATGAAGAAATTTCAAAAATAACAACTGAATATTTAGAGTTTATTGAAAGCGTTAAAGAAGAAATAAAAGGAGTTAAACCTGCTGAAAAATATTGGCAATTATTTAATGAAAAAATACAAGAGTTTGAAGATGAGATTTCTGAAAGATTGGCCAAAATAGTAACTGAAGATAAAGTTGCCCAAATATTGGGAGAGAATAATAAATCTGCATTAGGACCAAAAGGAAAAGTTAGACCACAAAATTTATTGTCTGCCATTGAAATATCAAATAATATTAGAACATCTAATGGATATGGATTAGAACATAACAAACAATACTTTGATAAAACTGGAAAACCTAAATTCCAAACCGATATGGGAACTGCAAATCCTGATGATTATTCAATAACTTTTAGAGATAAAAGAACACCTGGTAGGACTGGTGGTGGATGTCAATTATCATTTACTGGTGATGCAAAAATAGATGTTAATCTTGGCGAGGATGGAATTCAAACAGATTTGGAAGGAAATTCTATATTTGATTAATCGTTAGATATAATACGAAGTTCCAAATAACAATCTTTCCAACTAAAAAATTATATTTATATAAAAATATAGTTAGGAGAGATTACATGCAAACACAACTTTTGTGTACCTTTACAACAAAGGAAGAGTTACAAAATACATTACAGAGTATAAGAGAAACTTATCATTTAGTATATAACTACATTTATGTTCTTCAGAATAAGGGAAACCTTGAAGAATTATTTGTAACATATAATATAGATACACAATACAAACCAACATATCCTTTAAAGGATACTATTTTGGTTCATAGGAAAAAACAGTCTAATACCTTATATACAATCAACGCTTTAAATGAATTGGTTAAGGAATTAAATGGTGGCAAAGCCGATAAGAATTTTTCGGTAGATTGGGACCAATTTAAAAATTGTATCATAGTTACCAATACTGAGGGTACTAAGAGAATTTCAACTCGAATTTATGAGGTAATCGAATTTTCTCAAAAATAATTTAAAAAAAATTAGGAATTTCCAATCTTTTTTCGTATATTTGTAATACAATAAAACTTAAAAGGATATGGAAAATTTAACTGGTCAAATTGTAGAGGTTATCGTTTCTAAAAACGGTAAAATTGGTACTAAAAACATCAAAGTTTGTAAAGTAAAGGCTCGTTCGATTCTATTCATTGAAGTGGATAGAGAAAATCGTAAAAATATTTTTTGGAAAGTAGATAAAAAATACATTGAAAAGGTTGGAGAAAAAACAACCGGCGAACCATTTATCTTAATGACCGAAGGTTATTTATTATCTAACAATAAATGGGAATCTCCATGGGATAACATTGGGGGTGTAACTCCGGGTGGTAACACTTATGGACAAAAACATTTCAGTAATCATTCCAAAGGTTGGGCCCCACAATACACTTCTAGATTAAAAGCAAATTCTCAATTTCGTTCAACAACAAATAATCCAGTAAGTGGATTTCCAATGGTATAATTTGGATATATCAAAATAATTTCGTATATTTGTATAAATTAAAATAAGTTATGGCAGAAGAAAGAAAAATTCTTAAACAAGAACCTAAAACAAAGGTTCAGTTAAATATGTTACCAAAAGAAGATGATATTCGTGCAATTCAGTACGATGACCCTGCTGTGGTAAAACAAGTAGAAGAAATGTATCCCGAAACTTGTGATGAGTTTAAACGAATCATGTACACACAATATGAGTTGTTTTGTAAAAAACAATTAAATTATGGACCGGGTAATATATCGGTTGGTACTAATTTAGAATCCGATGAGGATGTTAAACTTTCTTTAACTGGATTATGGTTTCGTATGAACGATAAAGTTCAGAGATTGAAACAATTAGTAGTTTTAAATCAAAAAGATACCGTAGGGGAGGCAATAGAAGATACATATATGGATTTATCAGTATATAATATCATTGCCCAAATCGTAAAAAATAGATTGTGGGGAAAATAATTGAAAAATATTAGATAATATCAATTATTTTTCGTATCTTTGTATCATCAAAAATAGTTAATAAAAGACACCAAAAAAATGTAAGAAAATCGGTAATTCTTATATTTATATGTACACACCGCGAGTAGGAAAGACTCGTAAATAAAACCATAAAACAAATTAATTAATTAACACTAAAAACTTAAAAAAAATGGCATTAGACATTAACGCAATCCGTGCTAGATTAGGCAAATTGCAAAACACACAAAAGAAATCCGATGCGTTGTGGAAACCCACACCCGGTAAACACCAAGTTCGTATTGTTCCTTACAAATTCAACAAAGACAATCCTTTTATCGAACTTTACTTTCACTACAACATTAACAACAAAACTTATCTTTCACCAATTTCGTTTGGAAGACCTGACCCTATTGTAGAGTTTGCTGACAAACTTAAAAGAATGGGTGATAAGGAAGATTGGAAAGCGGCTAAGGCTATGGAGCCAAAGTTGAGAACTTTCGTACCTATTGTTGTACGAGGTGAAGAAGGTGATGGAGTTCGTTTTTGGGGATTTGGTAAGACAGTATATCAAGAAATCTTAGGATATATTGCAGACCCTGATTATGGTGATATTACCGATGCATTAGAAGGTAGAGATTTAACTGTTGAGTATATCTCTGCAGAGGATGCGGGTACTTCGTATCCTACAACTACACTTAGAGTAAAACCAAATCCAACACCAGTTTCAGAAGATTCTACAAGAGCTAAAGCATTCTTAGATGACCAAACTGCAATTACCGAATTGTATCAAGAGTTATCTTACGATGAATTGAAAAATGTATTGGAAAGTTGGTTAGACCCGACTAAATCATCACAAGAGAGTACAACTGAAAAAACAGTAACTCAAGAAACTTTGACACCTAAATCAGTATCTCACGATATGGGTGGTTCAGTAGAAACTCCAAAGGTTTCTAAATCAACCTCTGATGTAGAGGCAGCATTTGATGATTTATTCAACTCTTAATTAAAAAAACAATTTTATGGCAAAAAAAGAAATGGATTTGGCAGACATCCTAGCGGATGAACTGAACAAATATTCCAAAGACCAGAAGGTAGCCTTCTTTCTCGATGGAGATGAAGCACCAACTAATGTTGATGGTTGGGTATCTACCGGATGTGCAATGTTGGATGTAGCAATTTCTAACCGCCCTTATGGTGGATTGCCAGTAGGTAGAATTGTTGAAGTAACCGGATTAGAACAAAGTGGTAAATCACTTTTATCAGCTCACCTCCTAGCAGAAACACAAAAGCTAGGTGGTGTTGCTGTGTTGATTGATACTGAAACTGCAGTAAGTAGAGAATTTTTAGAGGCAATCGGTGTGGACGTTTCTAAATTACTTTATGTATCAGCAGATTCGGTAGAACAAATATTCGATTTTACTGAAACAATCATTGAAAAAGTAAGGGCAACCGATAAGAATAGGTTGGTAACAATTGTAACTGACTCAGTTGCAGCTGCTTCAACCAAAACCGAATTGGCAGCCGATTATGGTAAAGATGGATATGCTACTGATAAAGCAATCATCATTTCAAAGGCGATGAGAAAGATTACCAATATGATTGGTAGACAAAAAATCCTTTTAGTTTATACAAACCAACTTCGTCAGAAAATGAATGCAATGGCATTTGCTGACCCTTGGACAACGAGTGGTGGTAAGGCCTTGGCATTCCACGCTTCGGTTAGGTTAAGATTAAAAGGTATGGGTCAAATTAAAACCAAAGTTGGTGGAAACGATAAAATTGTGGGAATGAAAGTTCGTGCACAAGTTATCAAAAACCGAATGGGCCCACCATTAAGAGCAGCAGATTTCGATATCTACTTCGATAGAGGAATCGATAACTATGGTTCTTGGTTGGGAGTAATGAAAGACCTAAAGATGGTTAAACAAGCAGGTGCTTGGTACACTTATGTTGATACTGAAACCGGAGAAGAAATTAAATTCCAATCTAAAGATTTCATTGGTCTGATGGAAGAACGAGAAGATGTTAGAGAGCAAATCTATAAAAAGATTTGTGAAGATACAATCTTACAATACAGATCAGATACATTGGATATTGATAACATGGAAATAACTTCGGGTGGTGAAGGTATGGACGACTAATTTAAATTAAATGAAAGAACTTTACAAAAACATATTGAATTCGGTTGAGGTAGAACGAACCCAAAATATCGATAAACACAAAAATTCTCGTGTTCTTATTATCGATGGGCTAAACACATTCATCAGATGTTGGACATCCATTCCCACTATGAATGATGATGGAGACCATGTTGGTGGTGTAGTTGGTGTTCTAAAATCAATTGGATATGCAATCCGAATGGTTCAACCAACAAGATGTATTGTAGTGTTCGATGGTAAGGGTGGCTCTCAAACTCGAAAAAAACAATATGAGGGGTATAAGGCACAACGAGATGGTAATCAACTCAGAGTAAATCGGGCATACGCAGGTATGATGAATGATGAAGATGAAAAGGAATCAATGAAACGCCAATTCGTTTGGTTAAATGAGATTCTGAATTATCTTCCGGTTACAACAATGATTTATGATGGTGTTGAAGCCGATGATGTTATGGCTTATGTTGCAACTCAATTGTTGAAAGAGGATGAACAGGCGGTGGTCATGTCAACTGATAAGGATTTCCTACAATTAGTTGATGATAAGACCATCGTTTGGTCACCAACCAAAAAGAAAATTTACAACAAAAAAACCGTAAAGGAAGAATATGGGATTGAATCAGAAAATATTCTTTTATATAGAATACTTGATGGAGATTCATCCGATAACATACCTGGTGTATATGGATGTGGTATTAAAACTTTAATTAAAAGATTTCCGGAAATTACTGAAGAAAAAAATCTATCAGTAAATGATTTGTTTAAACTTTGTGAAGAAAAAAATATAGAATCTAAAGGTAAAATTAAATTATATAAAGAAATTCTTGAAGCAAAAGAACAAATCCTCATGAACGAAAAACTTATGCAATTAAAAGACCCTGATATTAGCGGTGTTCTTAAAATGCAAGTTTTAGATAGATTTAATGGAGAAATTAAACCTTTAAATAAATTAGATTTTTTAAAAGTTCTTTTGAAATACAAAGTTGTAAATAATTTTGGTGATATAAATGATTGGTTGAAAATAACTTTTGGAAACTTTGTAACTGATTAACTATGCAATTAAATTTATTAGATATATTAGATGCAGCAGATTCTGCTGGTGCATTGAAACCCGATGGACCTGATGGTAATCCCGATTTTTACGATAATGCAATTATTGGAATTACTGATGAGGGTAGGTTAGTTTATGGAAAAGAACTAATGACCTTTGAACTCGAAGAATTCGGTGAAATGGATTATAACGAGGCATTTGAATTTTTAGAATTCAATACATTTTGTGCTCACCTTGGTGAAATGACACCATTATTTATAAACCAATACCTTTAATGGATATAAAAGAATACTTTAAGAAGTTTTATGGAATGACACCATATCTTTCAATCGAAGAAGATGAGTGGATTTGGATTAAGAAAACTTGGGAGAAGGAAGAAGTTGTAGAAGCAATTTCAGATGTTCTTCACACTTATCCATACCCATTACCCGATATCTCAGATGAAGATGTGTTAGATGATTATCGAAAATTAAAAGGAACTTGGTGGCATGATATTCTTATAGATGGTGAGTGGTTTCCACGAAATAGTAGAAGTTCTAAATATGAACTTACATTTGATGGTAAACCTATGTATTTTCGAAAAATAAGTACGGGAAATCGTGCTTCAAATAAATTTCATTTAGAAAATAGACATAAAGTTGATTGGGTACGAATGCCATCTGGTTGGAGAACTTGGCAAACACCAAAGGGAATTAGAACAGTGGTTCGTGCATTTTACACTTTAGAAGCAAATCTACCAAATGTTAACAAAAAAACAATAATGTTAGCAGTTCAAATGAGAAAATATGTTGCTTCTCAATTTAAACCCGTTATTGCAAAGGCATTCTACGATTATTTTAAATCAGAGAATGTATTGGATTTTTCAGCAGGTTGGGGAGACCGTTTCTGTGGGTTCTACGCAGGTGAAACTACTAAACACTATGTTGGTATAGACCCAAACCTAAACAACCATCAGAACTACTTAAAACAAGAAAAATATTATAGTAAGTACCGAACTTGGTTTGAGGATATAAAAAAGGCAACATTTATACCACAAGCAGCAGAAGATGTAGATTATACTCAGTACGAAAATTACTTTGACACTATATTTACATCTCCACCATATTTCAATACTGAAAGATATTCAGAGGATGAAGGACAATCTTATTTGAGATACAAACAAATTGATGATTGGAATACCAATTTCTTACACAAGGCTTTGGATAAGATGATTCCAACACTTAAAAAAGGTGGTATCTTGGCAGTTAATATTGCCGATGTATATTCATCACCTGATAAGGGATATGTTGATATAGTAAATCCAATGAATGAATTTTTAGAAT